AAGAAGTACATGTATACTAAGTTGAATGCGATTGCCACGCCCCGCTTAGAGGCTGACGATCTGCTAGGTCTGAACCAGACCGAGGATACGGTTATAGCTAGTGTTGACAAGGATCTATACATGATTCCGGGTGCTCATTACGATATCGTAACCAAACAGATGATATACATGGACTTACTGGCGTCTGACCAATGGTTCTTATTGCAGTTAATGATGGGTGATCGCACTGATAACATCCAAGGTTTGCCGGGAGTTGGGAAGAAGACTGCCGAAGCTGAACTGGCGAGGTTTGACGGGGATCATCACGGTCTTGTTAACCGCATAAAAGAGATGTACAACAATGCTTACGAGGATGGACATGCTGCTCTTATAGAACATGCTCAGTTAGTATACATCCTACGTCGCGGGGATAGTCCCGGAAAAGAACAGTGGAGGAAATTGCTATTGCTAGAGGAAGAAACGCAAACATAGCCCCTTACAAGTCTAGGTATGAGTTCAATCAGGCCGTAAGGCTAGAGAAGAACGGTGTTACATTCGAATATGAGAAGCATAAGATTATATGGGAACAAGCAGTACAGAAGGGACTGTGTGTAGTGTGTGGTCATGACAAGGTCATTAAGCTACGCAGTTACACCCCTGACTTCTGGTTCCCTAAGTCTGACTTATTCGTAGAGACTAAAGGACGGTTCACATCGGAGAATAGAACCTTTATGAGCCAAATTGCACAACAATCAGAAAAAGAGATAAGGATGGTTTTTATGGCAGATAATTATTGTACTAAGAAGAAAGGGCTGAAGTACTCACGATGGTGTGAACTACATGATATTAAGTATGCTATTGGTAGCATTCCACTTGAATGGGTAGAGGCAGATGTTGATGGTTAAAGTATCAAGGCTAGAAGCAGACTACATAGCTACCACCTTACAAGAAGCTATAGCTTGGATGGATCAACCTGACGATGACGAGGTTATTTTTGAGTCTTTTATGAATGCACTAGAGATAATTAACGCAGCCATATGCAACAATGTTATTGACGAGGAGATACCTATGAGTATTGAAACGTGGCTGAACCCACGGGCATAGTTAGGCCCTTCCCTCTCCGTGGTCGTATGTTGGACTGGTCAACAGCCCTACGTATGATCATTGAGTCGGATGGGCTTGTAAAAGCCGGTCAGTATATTAAGCATCAAGTACCCACTCAGTTTTGGGAACACTTCAAAAGACGAGCAGTGGAGATAAAGAATGAGTGCTCTTGATACCCAAGTTGGAGGTGAACATTACAATGAAATGGGTGTTCAACCCCTAGAGGCAACGTATCTAAACTATGGTTATATAGGTTTAGAGGCTGCCGTGTTCACTAAAGTTAGTAAATACATTCAAAGGGGTAAGGACAATAAGGTGCAAAACATAAATAAGGCCATTCATTGCCTAGAAGTGCTGCGGGATGCAGCGGAGGAAACATTCGAATGAGTGCAAGAGAGAAAGGATTAGCAGCACATAGGGCTAAGGTTAAGGCTGGAGAGTTTAAACCTCTAAATCCTGCCGAGAAGGCAAGAAATAACCCTAAGTCGTTGCGATTGGCGATCAATGCCAAGTGTTGGGACTGCACGTGCTTTCAGAAGCAAGAAATTAAGCTTTGTGAAATGACGGACTGCTCACTTTGGCCTTTGAGGCCATACCAATGAGTGCAATGTTAATTATTATGATGCTAGTAGGTGATGTTTACACCACCACTGAGCTAGAGTTCACTAGTATGGTGAAGTGTAATGAAGCTAAGAGTACCTTGAAGGCAGCCCCGCAGTTCAAGAGATGGCAGCCGCGGCATTTACCTATAATGGAGTGCGTGTATAAATGAAGATTTTATATATAGATATTGAAACAGCACCTAATGTATCACTTACATGGGGTTTATTTAATCAGAATGTATCGTTGGATCAGATTGTAGATTCCGGTTATACCTTATGCTTTGCGGCTAAGTGGGAGCACAGTAACCAAGTATACTATGCAAGTACCTATGAACATGGGCCAAAGAAGATGCTTCAGCTAGCTCACGAGCTTCTGTCGCAGGCCGACGTAGTTGTACACTACAATGGTACTAGTTTTGACTTGCCTATACTGAATAAGGAGTTTGTCAGTCCTAAGTATAACATGTCACCACCTGTGCCCTACCAGCAGATTGACCTGCTGCGTACTGTACGCCGACGGTTCCGGTTCACTAGTAACAAGCTGGATTATGTAGCTCAGTTTTTAGGGCTTGGTGCTAAGGTACATCATAAGGGCATGAAGTTGTGGGTTGGTTGTATGGCTGGTGAAGCCAAAGACTGGCGCATGATGAAGAAGTACAACATTCAAGATGTTAGGCTCCTGCCAAAGTTATACAAGACTTTGTTGCCGTGGATTCAGAATCATCCTAATGTTGGATTATACGACGAGTTGTTTGACTCTAACGGAGATCCTATTACGCAATGTCCTAACTGCGGGTCTAAGCACATAGTCAAGAATGGCTTTGAGCATAGTAACACTCAGCGGTATCAACGGTACGTTTGTAAGGACTGTAAGACACCTCTTCGTGGTCGTACAACTGTACTTACACCTAAGAAGCGCAAGGCTGTACTTGTAGCGAGCAAACTTTAATGGCTAAAAAGAAGCATACTATGGTTGATATCGAGACTCTATCATCGCGTCCTAACGCGGTGGTGGCTAGTATCGGTGCAGCCCAATTTGATCCAGCTACGGGGGAGGTGCTTGACACCTTCTACCGTGTACTGGACGTAGAAGAAGGGGAAGCCCTAGGCATGGATGTTAGTGCCTCTACTTTTCTGTGGTGGCTGTCTCAAGGGGCTGACGCAGCGAGGGCGCTGAGTAGCACCAACCACAAGGTAGGGTATAAACAAGGGCTAGTTGAGTTCTCTGCTTGGTGGAAGAATAAATCGTACTTCTGGGGTCATACGTTTGACCCTCAGATTCTGCGATGGTCTTACGACGCAGTTGGCGTTGCTACACCGTGGCATTACAGAGATACTATTGACATTCGTACTATTCAGATGCTTTCAGACCAGTTGGTACTTGAAGAGACAGCAGCTATTAAGTTCGAGGGAGCACCACACAATGCCCTTCATGATGCTATCCATCAGGTTAAGTACTGTTCTGCTATGTATCAGCATATTAAAGCATGACAAGAGATAAGGGTTTTGGCCTCGCCTACCTCCGAAAGGAGGGAGGTGGGCTACATCCAGATGATCCTAATGCACCGTACACTATGTCACCGGATCAGTACAAAGAGATGCTACTAACGTACTACAATAGTGTTGGTATAGACAATGTAGAAAAAGAATGGGTATCTAACCCCACGTTTAGAGATGAAGTACTTGAAATATACAGGAGGAATGCAGATGGAGGAGAAGAAATTCGGGCCAAGTCTACCCGTAAGCGAAGAGCTACACGCAACAAAGTATAGAGGTGTAGGAGAGAGCTTTAGAGATGCGATGAGCCGCATAGCAAACACACTAGCGGACAACCCTCAGGACTTCCCAAAGATACGTAACATACTTTTGGAGATGATGTTCCTGCCAGCAGGTAGAGTACAGTCTGATATAGGTAGCCCACGTAGGACTACTGCCTTCAACTGTTTTGTTTCTGACACCATCGAAGATAGTATGGATGGTATTATGCTTGCAGCGACCAACGCTGCACAAACTATGCGTTTAGGAGGTGGAATTGGCTACGATTTCAGTACGCTTCGACCCAGAGGGGACAATATCGTATCGCTTGATAGCCGGAGCTCCGGCCCCGTCAGCTTCATGCGCATCTTTGACTCAGTTTGCAAGACAATCAGTAGTGCAGGTCACCGCCGTGGGGCACAAATGGGAGTACTGCGCGTTGATCACCCCGACATTGAGGAGTTCATCGAAGCGAAAGCCAACGAAACTGACTTAACACAGTTTAATATATCTGTAGGAGTCACAGACGCCTTCATGGAGGCAGTCAAGAAAGGAGAGGAGTATGAACTTAAGTTTGATGGTAGAGTATATAAAAGGCTCGACGCTCTTATGTTATGGAACAAGATTATGGCGCTCACTTGGGATTGGGCTGAACCGGGTATACTCTTCATTGATAGGATTAATGAACGAAATAATCTTTTTTATTGCGAGACTATTTCCGCCACTAACCCCTGTGGGGAGCAACCACTTCCACCAAATGGAGCATGTCTGCTCGGGTCATTCAACCTCGTCAAGTACATCAAAAGTAAAGGAGAAGAGTACGTCTTCGACTGGAACCTATTTCAACATGATATACCGATCATACACAGAGCAATGGATAATGTCGTCGATAGAACCACTTACCCGCTTGATGCACAGAGAGAGGAAGCGTACTCAAAGAGGAGAATGGGACTCGGTATCACTGGAGTTGCGAATGCAGGGGAACGACTCGGATTACCTTACGGGTCGCCTAAAATGCTCAAATGGCTTAGAAGGGTGCTTCGAGAACTTACTGATACAATTTACGCATCTAGCGCAGTTGTTGCAGGAGAAAAAGGTAGCTTTCCGCTTTTCAGTCTGGAGGATTTCAAGGAATCGTACACTTGGTCTCTCCTTAGTGATAACACCAGAGAACTTATCACGAGACACGGGCTTAGAAATAGCCACCTTACATCAATTGCACCAACCGGTACTATTTCGTTTAGCGCCGACAATATATCCTCAGGGATCGAGCCGCCTTTTTCGTTGGAGTACCAACGCACGATGCAAACAGACGACGGAGCAGTGATACTTAATGTTAAGGACTATGCTTATCATAAGTGGGGACTTGCTGGTAAGACCTCTGATCGACTGAGTATCGACGAGCACCTGAGTGTTCTGGTGGAAGCTAGTAAGTGGGTTGACTCTGCCGTATCTAAGACTATCAATGTCGGAGCTACTGTCACTTGGGAGGAGTTTAAGGAGGTTTACATGAAGGCTTGGGAGTCAGGATGTAAAGGTGTTACTACATTTCGCTCGGCGGGCAAGCGGTTCGGTATCCTGAACCCTGTTGAGGCTAAGGAGCCTGAGGAGGGAGGAGCATGTTATATTAACCCAGAAGACGGAACGAGGAGTTGTGAATGATAGCGTCTAACTTAGGAGTTGTTGTAGCCTTTATAGCACTAGCCATTGTTTTAGTAGCAGTACTATGGATTGAATAAGATCTTGTGGTTCGTATGGTGGTGTCTGGTCACCCTGATCTGTATATCACCATTACTGTTTATCGCTTGGAGGGTTTTCCTCTAGGCATAAAAAAGCCCCGTGCAATGCGGGGCGTACCTTTTAGAGTTGTAGTTCGAACTACAACTATTGTCCCTTGTAACTATTCATACCATTAACACCAAACGATGCGGACACTATACCTGCCCATGAAACGGTTATAGGAGTAAAGAGTTCGGTCATTCCTTCCATAGCGATTCTCGCGCCCTCGATATCACCCACCTTAAACGCTACCACGAATACCAGTACACTGGTTACGAACAGATAATATCCGTACGCGTAGCAAGCAAACTTTGATAGCTGCCTACGCATGATCCCATTTGGATCTAGTGTCTTGATGAATAGGGACTTGGCTGCTGCCGACTCCATGTCTGTCTCTATCATCTCTGATGCTATCTTCTCGATAGTGCCCAAAGCACCACCGCTAAATACACTTGATATAAAACCCCACATTAGTTCCTACCCCACCGTGCATTCTTTCCACGGAGATCAAAGTGTGTGAAAGTTGTGTACCTACCTAACCCCCCAACAAACTTCTGCTTAGTTAGCCAGTCTGCGACAGCCTTTGGTGATACTCCTTTGACAGCTATGTCAGCGGCAGTCCCTTGCACGTGCTGACTAGTGTCTTTACTTCCTTGTTTGCGGTTATGCTCCAAGCAACGAACGCCTGAGTTAATCGTACATGGTGAGCCGAAGTGATCCCTTATCTTCTGCGCCCACCTGACTGTCTCTGGTTCGATATTATCTGCGCCGCACCCGCAGTGACATTCAAATTCCCTTCTACTAAAATTCTTAGATAGCTTATCGAACATCATTCAATCCTCTCAATTAACTCCCGTATTAACCTTTGTGTTTCCTTGTCGTTTTCCTTGAGTTCCTTAAGGTCTTCCTTCAGTCTCTCCAGTCTCTCCTTGTCATTATTGCTATTAGCCTGTATGAGAGTCTTGTTTTCTGTGACATTACTGTTGAGGGCTGACCATGCTCCTGCACCCGTCCCAGCTATTGTAATTATGGATACTATAAGCCCTGCTGTGATTGTTGGTGTCATTTGCCTTTTATAACCTCTACGATTTCCTTCTTGCCGGGGTAACTACCAGATACGGTACTGAATACATCACCAGCGAAATTACGCGGATCTCTCTTGACAAACGAATCGTGATACGACGAAACAATCTTCTGCATGTCTCCAACTGCTGGCCCTCCTACAAAACTCCAAGTTTGACCCGCATTCTTATTAGATGCAAAGTTAATTGCACCGTCCCATACTATACCAGCACCACCAACTGCGGTGAGACCCCTTAGGTATCTCTGGGTGTTGGTAAGTTTACTATCGTCGGACTTCAACATCCTACGAAACTCGTCTGGTGCCATACCAGCACTGCCCACACCTAAGTATGCTATTAAGGGGCGTAGCTCACCACGCAACGCTGGCGTAATAACATGATCAGATAGGAATGCTGACTGATGAAACGCAAACGATTTGAACTTAAGGAATGTACTTGCGTACGGGCCACGATACCCAAGAGGCAACTTCTCTATACTGTTAGTGTGGTTAACTATGTTAGAGAATGCCTGTGCTCCCCTCTCCAGAAGGTGAGGTGTTTCACGTATCTGTTGTTCAGTCATTGACGGAGGTATAGACATCTCATTAAATGTCTTGTTGATATTGTGCAACCGTGTACGCTGCTTAGAGGGAAGATTCCTAGGATCATTCTTTAGTACATTCTGTAGTGCAGTACGCTCTTTGAGAAGATCATCAAGCCA